CGCCGCACGGCGGACGTGCTCCACGAAAGCATCGAGCATGCCATGCTGCAGTTTATCGATCAGCCAATCACAGATGCTCTGATTGATGATGTCCAGGAGACCGTCAACAGCTTCATCCGGGTGCTCGTGGGGCGCGGTGCGCTCATTGACGGCTCCTGCACCTATGACCCGGCGAAGAATCCGCCGACGGAGCTGGCAGCCGGTCACGTGGTCTTTGATGTGAGCTTCATGCCGCCGCCACCGGCCGAGCGAATCACCTTTGAGAGCGTCATCGACATTACCAAGTTGAGCCGCTTAGGCAGTGGGGCATAAGGAGTGAACCATGGCGAAAATCGAAATCCACCGGATCACCAATGCGAATGTGTATCTCGATGGTCAGGGCCTCTTGGGGCGCGCAGAAGAGGTCCAGCTCCCTACTGTCAAAGCCAAGATGGTCGAGCACAAAGCGTTGGGGATGGTCGGGACCATCGAGGCCTTCGCAGGCATCGAGAAGCTCGACGGCAAGATCAAGTGGGCGAGCTTCTACCCCGACGTGATGGCAAAGACCGCGAATTCCTTTCGCGCCGTACGCCTCCAAGTGCGTGGCTCGATGGCCATCATGGTTGGCGGATCGGTGAGTCGCCAGGCGCCGGCGGTGGCGCAGCTGACAGTCGCCTTCAAGGGCCTCCCGCTCGGGACCTACAAGCAACATGACAATGTGGAGCTGGAGACGGACTTTACGGCGTACTACGTCAAGCTCACTGTAGACGGTCAGGCAGTCATCGAGCTGGACACCATGGCGAACATCTACAAAGCTGGAGGTCAAGACCTGCTCGCGCAATATCGCGCGAATATCGGAGGATAGCCGCATGAACTTTGAGCTCGTCCCAGGCACAGGCCGCGACCTGGTGGAGGCGCTGCGTCTGAGCGGCAGCGACCAGACGCAGCTTGCGCTCGCGCTGGCCTCGCGGCTGGTGCGTGTCGATGGCAAGCCTGTCCTCTACGAGGACTTCCTCGACTGGCCGCTGGATGACGTGGCGCGCGCCATCAGCGAGGTGAATCGGCTGTTGGGAAACGCGCTCTCCCCGACCGGTCCGGGCTCATCCACCTCGCCCACGTGACCGGGTGGGGGTACGCCGAGCTCATGGCGATGCCGCTTGCTGAACTCGCTGACTGGTGCGCCGAGGCTGCGACGTACTGGCGTCACCTCGTTGGTGACCTGAGCTCGGATCGCTGACCGGTGAGTCCTCGCCAGCGACTGGCCGCCTGGATCAGCACATGACCACGCTCGCGCAGCTTGGCATCCTGCTCACACTCAAAGACCTCGCCAGCGGGCCACTTGCGCGCTTTTCTGCGACACTCCAGCAGACCTCGACACGACTGGTCGCGGCGGGGACTGCTGCCAATCTTGCGGGCCACAGGATGATGGAGGCCATGCGCGGACCGGTCCAGGCCTTTGCGGAGGCTGAAGACGCAGCCACGCGCCTCCAGACGGTGATGATGGATGCCGCAGGGCAGGTGCCGCCCACCTTTGAGCGCGTGAATGCGCTTGCCACCGAGCTCGGCAACAAACTGCCGGGCACGACGCGAGACTTCCAGCAGATGATGACTGTGCTCAAGGAGATGGGCGTGACCGACGAAGCCATCCTCGGCGGGCTCGGCAAATCGGCGGCCTACCTCGCTGTGGCGCTCCAGATGCCGTATGACGAGGCCGCGCGCTTTGCTGCGCGCCTCGCCGAGGCCTCGGGCGTGGCTGAGCAAGACATGCTGCGCTTTCTCGATGTCATCGCACGCACGCGCAACCTGGGTGTACAGACCGGCGAGATGGAGTACGCCTTCGCGCGAGCCGCTGGCAAGCTCAAAGAGCTGGGCGTGCAGGGTCTCGCAGCGAGCGAGGAGCTCGCGCCACTGTACGCGATGCTGATCCGGACAGGCCTCTCAGGCGAGGTGGTCGGCACTGGATTCGCGGCGGTGCTCACCGGCCTCCAGCGGCTCGTCTATGACACGAGCCAGCACATGACCACAGCGCGCGAGATCTTGCGGCAGTACCACATCACGCTCGATGTGATCGATCGTCAGACTGGTCAGCTCAAGGGACCGCGCCAGCTGGTTACAGAGCTAGAGAAGCTGCGGGCACTACCAGCCGAGTTGCGCTTCAAGGTGCTCCAGGCCATCTTTGGTGCTGGGCAGGACGTGCAGATGGTCGCCACGCTGATCGACCAGGGGGTAGCTGGCTACCAGAAGATCGCGAGCCAGATGGCGGCGCAGGCCAGTCTGACGACCAAGGTCGAAGCGCAGCTCCAGACGCTCAAAGCCGTCTGGGACGCAGCCAGCGGCACCTGGGAGAACGTGCTGGCCAAGTTTGCCTCACTCATTGCGCCAGCGCTCAAGCGCGCCCTTGACGCCTTTGGCCGCTTCTCCGAGTGGCTGTTTGATGTGCTCGACCGCTATCCGATGGTCGGCCAAATGGTCGGCATCACGCTGGCCTTTGGTGGCGCGCTCGTCACGGCCGCGGGCGCTGTGGCGATCATGGCTGGCATGGCGATCAAGGCGATTGGCCCGCTCTCGAAAGTGGCGCAGTGGCTTGGCGTCACCCGTGCGCTGGCGGCTGCGGGGACCTTCCTCCGCATAGCACAGGAGATCGCCAACAGCGGCGCGCCGCTCAAGGCACTGGGCTGGCATCTCGGGCAGATTGCCGGGCAGGCTAAGGCCTCGGCGCTGGCCGTCGGCGGTGGGCTAAAGGAGGCGCTGCTCGGAGCTGGGCGTGCGGTGGTGTGGCTGGGTCGGGCTGTGATAGCCAATCCGGTCGGACTCGCGCTGAGTCTCGGTGCCCTGCTCGTCTACCGCTACTGGCAACCGATCACAGGCTTCTTCGCCGGTCTGTGGCATGGCCTCTCGCAAGGCCTTGCAGGCGTGACACGTGAGCTGAAAGTGGCTTTTGCTCCGGCGCTGCCGCTCGTGCGACCACTGATCACTGCCTTTGGCGCCCTCTGGGAGGCGATTCGGCAGGTCATGAGCTGGCTGAGTCGACTGATCGCGCCGGTGGAGGACGCCGGAGGCGCCGCGCAGCGATTTGGTGAGCGCGTGGGGCTCGCCGCCGCGAAGGTGGTCCGTGGTCTGCTCAGCATCCCCGCGCAGCTGGCCATACTCCCAGCACGGCTCCGCCAGATCGGGGAGCAGATTGTCGGCGGGCTGATCGATGGCATCCGGGCGCGAGTAGAGACGGCCATCCAGGCGGTGCGACAGCTGGGCGCGTCCATCCGCGATACCCTGAAGAACCTGCTGGGCATCCGCTCGCCGAGCCAGGTGTTTCACGATCTCGGCAGCTCGCTGGCCGATGGCCTCTCGCAGGGGATGCGTGCGAGCCTGGGCCAGGTGCGCGCGGCGGCCGGGGCCATGGCTGGGGCGGCGCTCATCACGCTCACCCCGGTTGCGAGTCCAGCTGCGACGGCCACACAGACCATCCGCCAGGTGGTGGAGCCGCCAGCGCTGGCCTCCATGCCGAGGGCCGCACCGCAGGCATCAGCCACACTGCAGATCACCTTTGCTCCGCAGATCACTGTGAGCGGATCGGGTACGAGCGCCGATGCTGTACGAGCGAGCGTGGAACAGGCGTTGAGCCTCAGTTACAGTGAGTTTGAACGTCTGATGCGGCGGTACGACGCGGAGCGCCGACGCATCGGCTGGCAGGCGACAGCATGAGCGTCTACGCGACACTGGGCGCACTCGAACTGGAGCTCATTGCCTGGTGGGATGGGCTCACGACGCGCTATGCGGCCGAGTACGCGGAACAGGCGCTCATCGCGCGCAAGAGCCTACTCCAGTACACCGGTGCGCGGCCCGACGAGGTGCGCATCCAGGCGCGCCTGCATGCGGCCTGGTGCGACCCAGCAGCTGAGCTGCGCGCGCTGAAAGAGCGGCTGGATGCGCGCGAGCCTCTGGCCCTCACGCTGGCCTCCGGGGAATACCGAGGCACGTATGTGGTGACCGAGCTCGAAGTGACCACCACGCTGACAGACGGCGATGGCCGTGTGATCAGCCTGGAACTGACCGCCACACTCAAGGAGTACGTCGGTGATCCTGCCCAGCCATCGCCGCCTGGGGTCATTCTGAATGGCATGCGTCTCCCGCTGGAGACGGCCATGATCAGCGATGATGTCCTGATCGCAGAGGCACCGGCGGATAGCCCAGGCGGGCTTGCCGCCTTTGTGTCTGATGCTGTCTCGGCCATCGGGCGCGGGGTGAGCCTCGCAGCGGATCTCACGAGCCTGGCCGCTCTGGGCGAGAGCAACCCGGCTGCCGCACTCTTGGCACTACCTGACCTGGTCGAGTCGGTTGCGGCCTTTGGTGATGCGATCCCAGCCGAGCAGGCTGCTCAGCTGATGGCGATCGCGAATCTGGCCCGCGATGCGGGCGAGCTCTATGAGTCCTTCAGCGAGGCTCGTGAGCAATGGACGTTCGCAGCCGAGGCGCTCAGCCGTGGGGGGCTCAGCGGGCTCTCTGCAGCACTCGCGAGCGCACGGGCCGGCATGGCCCCGCTCGAGGACTCGCGCGAGGCGCTCGGCCGCCTGGCGGCGCTAGCTGCAAGCCGCACGCCTGTAGGGGAGGCGTGATGATCTTAGCGATCACACACCGCGTCCGCGAGGGTGAGCGGTGGGATACCCTGGCCTGGCGCTACTATCGCGATGTGCGCGAGATGTCGCGCTTGATCGCCGCTAATCCGCACGCGCCGCGCTCCGGCATCCTTCCTGCCGGGCTCAGGATCGCCGTGCCGCTCATCACGCGGCCTCCTGTCACCGCCGATGGGCTCCCACCATGGAGGCGCTGACGCCTGCCGTGCGCGTCACTTACAACGGGCGCGACATCACCGCCGACCTCACGCCCTACCTCATGCGCGTCACCTACACCGACCAGCTCACCGGCGAGGCCGACAGCATGGACGTGGAGCTGGCCGACACGGAT